TTTCTTGGAAAACCAGCCTCTGCTATTTCTCGTATTAATTTCAGAGCTTATGCTAGAAATAGAGGAACAATGCAATGGAATATGATGCTTCATGAGGTTCGAAAAACTATTTTTTGGTTGTATTATGTCGAGCATGCTAACATGAATTGCCAAACTGCTTTTAATCCTGTACCAACAGCTGAAGGTTACACTCAGGGAGGGTTAGGACCTGGAGTTACGACTGTAAATTCAACAGATTGGTTGAATTACAATGGTCGTTACCCTTTTGTGCCTTGTGGAATAACAAATTCCTTAGGTAATAATACGGGAGTTGTAGATTATTCTCCTCCAGGATGGCCTTCTCCAATTACTGTTTCAGTACCCTCATTTAGGGGAATTGAGAATCCATTCGGTCATTTATGGGAGTGGATAGATGGCGTGAATATCCGAATACAAGCAGATAGCGATGGTGGTCAGAGCGAAATTTACCTTGCAGATTCATTAGAAATGAGCGATGTTGACTATGTGGGTTACACAAAGTTTAATAATCTTCCTCGACACAATGGTTATATTCATTCTATCGCCCATATTAATGGAGAAATACTACCCAGATCTGTGACAGGAGCTAGTTCTAATACTTTTTGGAGTGACTATTTCTATACTGACATACCAAGTTCAGGAGAGGTTCTTAGGGGGGTGCTGTCGGGCGGTTCTGCGTATTATGGTTCGTCTGCTGGTCTCGGTTACTCGCATACGGTTAGCGTCCCTACGTCTGCGAGTGCGGCTGTCGGCTCTCGGCTTTGCTTCCTCCCGGAGGGCGTATAAGGAATATTTGAAATTAAACAATTGAATAAAATGAAACAAAAAAGGTTGTGTGTTGCCAGGGTGCTGTCAGGCGGTAATGCGAATAATGGTTCGAATGCAGGTCTCGGTTACTCGAATACGAATAACGTCCCTACGAATGCGAATGCGAATGTCAGCTCTCAGCTATGCTAAGAATTTAAATAGGTAACGCAAACCGTGCCTCTAGGCAAAAAAACAAGTTGATAAAACAGTGTGTTGGTAACGAAAGTGAAGGCTCGCTAAATCAAAGCAAAAAAAATGAAAAGAGTGGGAAATCTATATGAAGAAATAGTAAGTGTTGATAACCTTCACCTCGCTGATAAAAAAGCGAGGATAGGTAAAAAGCATTCTTATGGTGTTCAAAAGCACGATAGAAATAGGGAAGCTAACATTCAAGAGCTCCATCTCGCCCTGAAGAATAAGACTTACAGGACATCCGAATACACTGTGTTTAAAATTAAAGAGCCTAAGGAAAGAGAAATTTACCGTTTGCCCTACATCGATAGAATTGTCCATCATGCTATAATGAATGTATTAGAACCTATATGGGTGAGTGTTTTTACAGCTGATACTTATAGCTGTATCAAGGGCAAAGGTATTCATGGTGCGCTCAAAGCTGTAAGGAGAGATATTAAGAATGATCCTGAAGGAACGAAATATTACCTCCAAATAGATGTTAAGAAATTCTATCCTAGTATTGATCATGATATCCTTAAGGAGATTATTCGGAAGAAGATTAAGGATAAAGACCTTTTGGCGCTTCTTGATGAGATAATTGATTCAGCCGATGGAGTGCCTATAGGTAATTATTTGAGTCAATACTTTGCTAATTTGTACTTAGCTTATTTTGATCACTGGATTAAAGAGGAAAAGAAGGTTAAGTATTACAGATACGCTGATGACATGGTTGTATTTTCATCAAGTAAACAACAACTTCATCAACTACGAATTGAAATACAGGATTATCTCCGGTCTAATTTGAAGCTTGAAATTAAAGGTAATTGGAAGGTTAATCCTTTAGATGATCACGGGCTTGATTTTGTTGGTTATGTGGTCCGAAGTACACACGTTAGATTAAGGAAAAGTATAAAGCAGTCATTCGCGCGTAAAGTGGCGAAAAACGCTAATAAAAAGACTTTGACAGCTTACTATGGTTGGGCTGTTCATTGCAATTCAGTAAATCTATTAAACAAGTTAAATTATTATGAAAGAACAAAGTAATGAAATGCCTATGCGCATTCACGATTTAGGAGATGGAAGATCTCACTTTAATTACAACATCACAGAGAGTGTTGATGAAGATGGTAATGCTTTATTCCAATATGATCAAGTAGTGGTTAGTAACCCAACTACACGTGATAAAATAGTTGTTTCTTTAATACGTGAGAAATACACATTGGATGATGAAATAGCAATGCTTCGCCAAAAGGAGCATCAGCCTGCTTTATTTCAAGAGTACTTTGATTTTGTTGAATCTTGTAAAGTAATAGCAGATGAATAGTTTCTCAGATTTTCAGATAAAAACAGGAATTCTTTTAGGAGACAAAAAGAAGCTAGAGGAGGTTATAAATCTTGAAATAGAGGTTCACGACTTCAAAATAGTAGATAGTAAGCATCCTAAACCAGGCTTTGAAAAATGTTTGCACCTTCAGATTAAGTTAAGTGAAAAGGATTATGTTTTATTTACATCGTCTAGTGTTTTAATCCAACAAATATCAAAGGTGCCTGACAATGGATTGCCTTTTAAAACCAAAATAGTGAAATCAGGTAAAAGTTATCAATTTATATAGTATGAGAACACAATTAGAAATATACACAGAGCTAACAACGAACTTTGTTAACAACGCAACCATCCAACAACGCTATGGATTAGTTCCTGGACAAACATTTGATGAGCAATTTTCAAAAGTTAGTCTTGAAGCTTCTTTATTCCATGTTGTAAGTTATTCAATTTGGATATTAGAAGGATTGTTAGGAAAACATGTTGCTTGGATTAATCGTCGGGCTGGAGAGATACGAACAGGTAACACTGCTTGGTACGCTAGACAAGCACTAAACTATCAACATGGAGACGCTTTGGTTTGGAATTCTGAAAAAGAGGTGTACGAGTATGCAAATATTGATGAATCATTGCGATTAGTGAAGTTTGCAAAATCTATAGATGCTGGCAGTGTATTTATGAAGGTCGCAAAACAAGGAGTTAATTCTCCTGAGAAACTTACAACACAAGAGTTGGCTTCATTTACGGCTTATATGCAACGTGTCAAATTCGCTGGTGTGCAGTTGAATATCGTATCGAGAGATGCAGATGACTTGAAGATAAGTTATAAGATTTTCTATGACCCACTAGTTCTTAACGCTGATGGTTCACTTATTTCTAATCCTTCTATTTTTCCTATAGAAGACGCAATCAATAGTTATAATGCCGACTTGCCATTTGATGCGAGGTTTAATGTTACGGAACTTACAGATAGGCTTCAAAGCACTGAAGGCGTTGTTAATCCTATTTTTGAGAGTGCAGAAGGGCGTTCAGGGGCTCAAGCTTATGCACCTATCACAGATTATTACGAATCAAACGCTGGTTATATGCGTGTTGATCCTGCTTTTCCTCTAAGTTCAACAATTACTTATACTCCATCCTTATGATTCAATTTAATATTAATGATATTGTAGAAAATAATGTCTCTCCTAGGCTTAGAAAGACATTTACGCTTGTATTCTTTAAGTGTTGTGTGTTTCCATTAGTAACGCTTTATGATCAGTTTTACACCTTTTATAATGCTAAGAGGTACGAGCTGTTGTTCAACGGTCAAGTAATTTACTTGGAACACCTCTTGAATGATCAGTTTGACAATGTCAATAGAGAAATATATATAACAGATGCACCACAAGTAGCTGATGAAGTTGTTCTATTCAATGAAGCGGAACAAAACGAGGAAACGGTGCTTTACAACGAATCAGAAGGAGAGCAACCTATTGTATTGTACAATGAATCTGAATATCAATACTGGCCAGACTTCATAGTCCATGTCCCTTCAACAGTTGCGTTTGATGAGCCAAGAATGCGAGCATATTTAGATAAGTATAAGTTAGCGAGTAAAAATTACGAAATTAAAATAGTGTAAAATGAAAATATTAAACAACTTACCGAATGGAGGATTCAAGACATTTAGCGATGATCTTAGATTCATGACTGAA